CATAAGCGGACTTATCTTCTCTCACCTTCACGCCTCTTCCACCGAAGGTGAAGTTCTAAGAACGTTCCGTTCTCCTGCATTCATGTTTTTCGAATTTTTGGGAAAAATCGCAACATCCGAGGACACAAAAATCTCCTGATCCACGAAGGGATAGTTGATGTTGAACGTGCCTCACCTGATTATCAGGATTGTCCGTAGCATTGCAAGTGCAACGCCATGGAACTGCAAATTCATTCGTTCCAAACATTTCGATGAGACGCTTGCAGCTCTCACAAAGTTTAGTCATCGATCTACTTCCAGAAGCAAGTACATCTTTTATTGAGACATGTATAACACCAAAGGCGTATCATCTTGAAAACTCCAGCTCTGCTGCGAGTATAAGAATTGAATCTTGCAATTCAATAATCTCTTCTTTCAATTTAATTATGGCTATTGTTAGTTCCTCTGTCGGGTCCATATACAAGCCTATACTTAACTTGACTTAAGTTAGTAAACACTAGGTGTAATTACTAAACTAATCATTCTTCAATAGTTTGCTTTCCAGTCGTTTCTCTTCTTCCAGGTCAAACTATTCTTCTTCTGCTTCTTCGATAACCAAGTTATTCCAGCATTCATAGCAAATACGAGCTTCGCCGTCTAAGATTGCAACCACGCCACATTCGGGGCAGGGTTTTTCCTGATCTATATTTCCAGTCATATTACCAACGGCCCAGAACCGCCCCATGTGACGGATTCTTCGTAGGTTTGTATCTCTGGAGTTCTCATATCATAACTTCCAGTTGCATATGACCATGCTTCAGCGACAGTTGGAACCAACATTAACGGTGCTTTCACTACAGGAGGTAAGGGTAATGGGGCCAATGTCCTTCTCCACTTCGCTTTATTGTCCCTAGCCCATTTTCTTACTCTAAGTTGCATTTCCGAGTATGGTACACCATCCACAGTAGGAACATGCTCAACAATATGGTCGACGAGAATAGCAGTGGCCATCCCGACTTTCCCTTGGTCGTATAGACGTCGTACACGCTTATACTTGCGATAATCAAAACCATACGAGCCGTCGAGTACAACTCCGCCGATCTCATAGTAATTTACCAATTAATCACTTCCGTGACTTTCTAGATTTCGACTTTTTAACACCAGGTTTTGCATGAAACATGCATTTACGTTTTCCTTTCAAGGCATGAGCCTTGCATTTACGCTTTCCTATTTTGTGGTTGCATTGCATCAGCAAACCCCCGCACCAGCAAAATACGCTTTTTCAAGAAGACCAGTTGAGTATAGCAAAATCGTTACGATCATGGCTTCAACTCTGTTCTCTTTTAGTTGATTCAAAACTTTCTGAGCAAAGGTAAGTTCCTTTACTGTCTCAGCGGCAGTTTGCATCACTCTCACATCTCCGTCATTGGTTCAGTCATGTAACCTCTATGAGGACCAGGAACCAAATCGACAATGATTGCGACATTATGAGATATTGATTCGTTTTCAACTGTATGAGTAATCTTAATCAATCCACATGGGAAATTTCCACCTTTCAGGTAAGTATTTCCTCCAATGGTTGATGCTGTGATATTTGCAAAATCATGAGGCATCAAACCAGCCATCTGAGTTGCACCACCAGGATAATGGGTCGTAATAACTGAACCATCATTCTCAAACGGATAAGGTGGCAAATCATATTCTACAACGTCAGCTACAACAAAAGCATCTTGACTTGTTCCTTCATTATGCAATGAGGACATCCAATTTTCAGGAGTAGTACCAACTGAATCTACAACCAGTAAAGGATTGTTTGGATCAGTGATATTCGGCAAAGCCCGAGAATTAGCATATCCTTGAATCAAGGAAACAGCATCGATTCCTGATGAACCAGGACCAGGGTAATTACCCCCTGTCGCGAGAATCTCATAAGGAAGAGAACCACCATTGGTTTGAGGTACTCTAATTTCAGATGGAATCCATTCACCAGGTATTGCAACTCCGCCACCATTTGCTGGCAGTAAATTTTGTGCAAAACCCGCTTGATGATGTCCACTATCTGCATAAATCTTGAAGTCTAAAAATCGACCTTTCACAGATTCGACGTCCTCAAGAGCCCGATCGTTCATTTCCGACCAAGTACGGAAACCCTTTTCCCAAGAATTCGACATTACCCAAGAATTCGGGAGTTTACTAATCGTAATAGAAGCACGGGCTTCACCTAATGTTAGGAATTTGAAGCCTGCTACAGCCCAATTCAATCCTTGACGATAAAATCGACGATTAATGATTGAAGCGGCTTGACTTAAATCGATATAAGAATCGAGTGTTTGACCACTGCCTACAGATTGGGTTGAAAACACAAGTGTCATTTCACTAGGTTCAATATTGGTTTGTTTGGACTTTCTGCGCTTCGCCATACCCAATGGGTACTATAGGCGGCTTAAATAGAATTCGTCCATACACACCCCGATGAAGACTGTGGGGTCTACGACTGAGAGTAACATAAGCGGACTTATCTTCTCTCACCTTCACGCCTCTTCCACCGAAGGTGAAGTTCTAAGAACGTTCCGTTCTCCTGCATTCATGTTTTTCGAATTTTTGGGAAAAATCGCAACATCCG